ACCAATGCTCGTTACTAAATGACCAAACTATAGTATGATGTAAAAGCTTTTCCACATCTTTTTCATCTTTCATTTCTTCGACATATGGCATTTCATCCCAATGCAAGCGATGAGAAAATTGTTGTGGATTTGATTTAAGTAAAGGTTCTTCTCTTATATCATACGCACGACAAAACTCGAAGAACTTTTGCATTCGTTCTTCGAGTGGCCATTTTTCTAAAAGATGGTTTGTAACTTTGCCTTTTTTTAATATTGGTTCTGATGTGTTTTTATATACAATTGAATTATCATCTGATCCCATAAAAGATTCTAATGTAGCGTTATGCATCTTTTCTTATATTCTTCTACAGAAATACCAACTTCGTTAAGAACTGTATCATCTGATGGATGATGTTTACGATTGTTAAAAGTTTCAACTAAACCTAATTCTAACATAGCTTTCTGTCTACCAAATGGATGATCTTTTATTCTACATGAAGACCAAACATTATCCATATCTACATGAGAGTAGTGTGCACCTGGTCTCATATAGTTTTCAACCCATCGAATAAAATCACAACAGACATCTTCGGCATTATATGGATACGATTTTGTATCCTCATAGATTTTATCCATAACTTTATCGAGGAATACTTCTTTTTTCATTTTAACAGTGGGCTTAGCCAAATAAGATATACACTCCACTGCATTAGTACCATAATAAAAATGGGATTCTTTGTTGACATACTGTGGATACCAATCGCAAATATCGGCAACAACAGCAGCATATTGAAAAGTGTACCTATTGAGTCCATTTTTTTCGTTCCATTTCCCCATATATTCTCCAATTTCTCGAAGATCTTTTCTTTCATTTGCAGCTTGCAACCACTCTGCCATTTCTCTTGCCAGACGAGGAGCAAATTCTGCTAAATAATAGTCTCCACTTCTTTTGTAACCAGAATCTTTTGGTGGTTTAGGAAACTTAGGAAACTGATAACCAACAGAAGTGTAAAATGGACTGGTATGTCTTTTCATATGCCAAATCATTTCTTCAATTGTTTTAGCTTTATGTAAAGTAAATAATAAAGTGTTATGATAACCAGAAGGTTTAGTTGCATAATTAATAGCAGATCCACACACTCTATGTAAAATAAAAAGATATAGCCATTCAGGCAAATCAAAATCTTTATGCTTACCAGTCCAACTTTCGGCTACAACTTTACGTTGATCGCAATGAAGACCAGCTTGCATCTTTCTCCAATATGGATGATCATCGGTCCAACCAGACCAACAATCATTCATAATTTGGGAGAATCCTGCAAACTTACGTTCAACTACATCGTATAATTCGATCCAATGCATAAGATCATCATCCATATTTGATTCCATATGTGGAATCATGCCATACGGTTCTTCATCTGCTACATTACATTTTACTTGCTGATCTTTAGCAAGGTGAAAATAACGAATGAACTCATCATAATATTCAGTTAATTCAAGTGACATTTTCAGGATCTACAAATCTAATTTTTTGTGTGTATGCCATATCAGTTTCTACGCGTTTTAGACGTTCTTTTAATTCTTCTACTTCTTTAGTCAATCTCAAATTGCTAAATTCATTATAGAGATCTCCTGTAGTATTGGCTTCTTCTGCCATTCTACGCTTCATATAATCTTCATGACGTTCATGAACCATTGACATTGATAAACTCCCAACTAATATTTGCTTCGTCGAACATTCCAGCTGTCATACCCCACGATTCTGCCCAATGTTGTGGGATATTTTGTTCTTTCATAACAACTCTTTTTATGCCGACTTGAATTATACCCTTTGCACAGTCAGAGCAAACTGGCAAACCAGATACGTATATTGTAGATCCATCTAAAGAAACTCCATTATACGTAGCATTATATATGACGTTCATTTCTGCATGAACAACATATTTGTATTTGACCTCGCGATTTGTATATCTACTCGCAAGATCATTTATTCCACGAGGAAAACCATTATAGCCTTGAGCGAGAACTTCACCTTTAGATCCTACTGCCACTGCACCAATTTTGCTTGACGGATCTTTAGACCAAGTTGCTACAAGTTCTGCTAACTCAAGGTATCTGATGTCCCATTTATTTGACAAGATCAAAATGCCTTTCATATACATGTAAATTTTGCACTTGCCAAGTAATAGTACCTTGATCAATTTCTAAATTGTTTGAGATTGAATGCACCATATAACTTTGCCATGCGTAATCATTTTTATAACCATAAACTACATCATTAGATCTCATCTGCACTACAGCATGTAATTTATCGTCGCGAATATAATATGTAACTGCATTTGTACAAATAAAATCATTTTTGTCATTTGAAAATGCATCAACCCAAATTGATGGCCGATTGTAAACCATGCACGCTCTACGAGAATCTTTATTTAAAGTTAACTCGTTAACGACATTATCATATTGGCGAAACCACTTATCGTCAAATACAAGATACCCATAATTTGAGTTAACTTCTCCATACTTATTTGCAGCCATTTGCCACGCTTTTGGAGGATCGCGATCATCTGGATAAATATCGTTGATATTAGTAGATCCAGACAAATACCAATCTATCTCTGCATCAATATATTCTTTATTTGGTTTACCAAAAATAGATTCTTCATCTGCAATAAATGAAGCACCGATCATTTCAATAGTTTTTTGACCTGTTTTATCTGTAGTAAATCTTTCATTTTTTAATTCATTGATAAAATGATTTCTAATATCTTCAACATTCATCACTTGACATTACTTCCTTAATATCTTTACCCCATAGTTCAGCAGGTACATCTTCTCTAGCAGGATATTTTTCACCAGGTTCTGGTTTAGTGTATTCTACTGGTCTTTGTTTCAATTTTGTATTTGGACGATTAAGAAAATCACGAGTTGGATCTTGACCATCCATCTTACCACGACAATAAGACACAATAAACGAACAATAGTTAATCATATCTTTGGCTGAATCTTCGATTGATTCAAAGTTTGGTTGATAGGTTGGATCAGCCATCATAGCTGAAACAACAGACTGCATACGAAGCATTTTTGCATGATTAATGTCAAGTAAGGTTGACACACCATTCGGATAATAGTCTGCTTGTTTAATACGAGAAAACTCGTTTTGATAATCGTTGCCTTTCTTTACTTGAAGTTCGGCACACTCTTGTAGGACTTTAACTGATTCTTTCATAATACACCTATTATACCACATTTACATATTTTTGTACACATATTCTAACGCTCTATCTGCTTCTTTATCTATAGGACGATTTTTATACCAATTACCAGTTTCTGCATCTAGCTCTTGACATAATTTAGCAATTTCATTCGCAGTAATTGGATAATTATTACGAACAGCTTTACTTGCAATGGCTACCATAATTTGATACATTTTATGATACCAACCAGTATTTGTTATTGTTCTGTATTCTGCTTCCATATTTCGTGGGAAGAAGGGACAATCGCGATAGGACGACCACACCACATTAGTGTTATCGAGCTGTCCTTTTCTATGTTCAATGATTTGTTTTTGGATTGCTTCTGGCAATCGATCGAAGAATTGAGATGAGCTTGATTTTTGTTCATACGGAAATTCTTTCATTAATGCATCTGGATCAATAAAATCACCATCGACAGAGAAGATAAAATTGTTAGCACCATCATACTTCGCAGGAATATAATACATTCTAGCAAGGTCTTTTGTCTGCTCATCTCCAATTCCTCCGATGGCTTTCTGTAGCGCGAAATTGAAACTAGAAATTTCGCCATTCGATAGCGTTCTTTTAAGTGGAAATACAAGACGGAACTTTGGAAAACTGACAGTGCTGCTAGCAGTAGAATAACACACGAAACGCCAGTTACGAGTATACTTAGTGAGTGCATCATTTAATTCACCTTCAAATTGCATATCGTCAACATCGACAGCGCACCAACCACCCCATTCTAAAACGTTGCGATTAGCCCGTGTAGTACTTATATCATATACAGCAGGAGAAATTAAGTCTGCATCTTTTTTAGAAGCTCTAGGCTTTTCTGATAGCGAATACAAAGTACGTTCAAACGCATCGAAGTTAGCAACATCAATACGTTTTTCAGTTTTATTATCAAACACACTATTAAAGAGCGTTAGTGATATTCCCAATGTTGTCGTCATGATTTGGACCAACCCATCCTTCAGGCTTAATTAAATCTGGCAATCCAAGTGGATTAGGGCGAGATTCTTTTACGCCACGTTCTTTAGTCATATTTGCTGTATGTACTTGTTCCCATGCTTTTTGTGCGTCAACATCAAAAGCATCGAGAGTACCAATTGCAATCACACACAGATCAATAAGGCCATCTACAACTTCAGCAGCATCTTTATTGTTAAAAGCTTCTTCAGTTTCATTCAATTCTTCTTTTAGAAAATTAATTCTAAATTGTAAAAATTTATTTAGTCGCGACCAATCTTTATCTTCTTTATTTAATTCTTCGCGAACCCAATCATGCACACCAAATTTTTTGTGCATATCATTAATATCATTATGCCATTGTTGCATTATATCTTACTCCATTATTATTACTATTATACCACATTATTGTCTGATTGTAAATACTTAATGTCACAATATCCACAAATTCCTGGAACTTTTATATAAACTTTAGGATGATCATTGTCTTGTCCCGTACACGATACTGTATCTTCGTTAGTATACACAATTACTTCTTTAGCTCGACTTATGCCATGATCTGGTTTAATCATCTGCTGGTTTCCATGGAAGATTTATAAAAACTTCTCTTATCCATTCATCATAAATTTTTTTAGCAAGATGTGGATCCATATTGTAATGTTTTATAAGTTCAGCTTCAGGATCTGAATTAGTGTAATTGTCTGGCCTGTTACGCTGAGCTTCGTTCATAAATTTTCTATATTCTTCGGTCAAATAACTCATTAAACGAAAAAATCCTCGAGGGTGTTTTGCGGCTCTACTGTCCAACCAATTGAGTCTAAAATAAGTTTTAGTGGTTCGATAAATGTTTTTTCAAACTGCTTATCGTAATCAATATGTTTATGTAAACCAAATTCTTTGGGTAACACATCAGGAAATGCAATTACATTTTCTTTGATAATATTAGGACGTTTCATATATACGAATTTTATACGAGAACCATTTTGAATAGCTTCATACTTATTCATCATACCAGATTCTTTAAGTGTTTTATTATATATGAGTGAACCACGTACATGAATCGGCGAACCTTTCTTGTAGATAGTATGCCTATTTCGCCAATCTGTAATATTAGTTACACCTCGAGGAAATGCTACATCTTCAGGAGGCAATTGTTTAAACTCAGATTTAAATTTTTGAATATACGATTGCGTATCAGATTCATTACCAGAAATAATAACATTGAATATTTCTTTAAATTTATCTCGACATACCTCAGGAGTCGAAGACTTAATTGCTTCGATGCCCATGATTTTTAGTTTAGGTTGTTTGTATTGTACGCCTTCGTTATTGTGCACATTCAAAATATATCTTTTCTTTGCAGTCCATATACCTCGATCTGCAATGGCTTCTCTACCCATTTCCATGCGAGGTTTATGGCAATTCATATTATCATATAGTTTATCATATGCTTTTGAAATGCATGGCTCAAAATGTTCTTTACAAATTTTATCGAGAAATGCAACTGGATCAGATGGTTTTAATTTTTCAATTAGTGGACCAAAATTAATGTACAATGAATCGGTATCCATTGCAATAACATAATCATCGTTTGATTTAAGTAGTTTATTCATCTCAACGTTTACAGCACGTTCAGCCCATTGAATTGCCAATTGACCAGTGAGTGTGATACCTTCTGCAATACGTAAATCAAAATATTTGAAGTATTGATTACCAATAGCACCATACAGAGAATTCATAAGAATTTTAATAGCCATTTGTGAATTAGTAAGACGACTAATTTCTTTTTCAAGTTCAATTGATTTATCTTTTTGATATTGATTCTCTGCAGCAAGCATCATTTTTTTAATAGATTTACGTTCGTCATAATAATCAATAATAATATTCGGAATAATGCCATCAGATTTTTTACTATATGTTGAACCATTAGCTGCAACTGTATACGTGTCATCGTGTTTTTGATGAGCATTCATATAGTAATCTACACCATTTGGTTTATTATATGATGCATCTTTATTAAGAGTTTCTGGTGACATGTTCCATTGAACAATGATATTAGGATATAGAGAATTCAAATCAAAAGATACAACCCAATCATGCATACCAACTTGAGGTGATTTTACATAACCACCTTCAAATCTTTCTTTGAGCATTTCATCACCGTGCACGAGTGGAGCTGTACGTTGCCAGTTTAGTTTGCGGTATATAATAGATTCCCATATTGCAGTGGTGCCAAATGTGTCAGTATAATTTACACCGCCTTTGTAAGCCACAGTCATAGCAAGAGTAATCAAACCCATCTTATCTTCGAGACGATCGACAAGTTCTACGTCTTTCATATTATAGTCAATATATTTTTGGAAATCATCTTTATAAAGATTTTTAAGAGAGCCAGATTCTTCATAAGAAAGTTTCTTTTCTCCGAGTACTACCTTTGCAATATGATCAAGCTTATATGATTCTTGTGCACCGTATGTGTAACCAAATTTTTGAAATAAATCAAGATAATCAAGGGTTTGAATACCAGCTAAATTGTATGTTGTAGCTTCTTGGCCTCGTTTATTTACTTTACGATGATCGACCATACCCCATGGAGAAAACTTCTTGACTGATTCAAGACCGAGGACTCGATTGACACGGTTGACTAAATAAGGAATATCAAAGAACTTTACATTCCAACCAGTAATAACATCTGGATATGACGAAGGCATGGACCAGTAATCTAAAAATTTAAGAAGCAAATCTATTTCATCATCACATTTAATATAGCGCAAAGGTTTAATAAGGGCTTTTTCTACATCATAGTCACCCATAGCCCACACACGATATACGCCGTCAATATTATTTTTTATAGTGATAGCTAGTACTTCTTGATCTGCAATGTCAGGTTCTGGAAAACCATCTTCGTACGCAGTTTCGATATCAATAGTACTTACATTAATTTTATCACGATCCCAATTAATATCACCAGGATAACGTTGTGTAATATATTGATGAATATAATTTGCGTGACCATAGATTTTTAAACCTTGGACATCGCGATATTGTTCGAGCCACTGTTTTGACTCGCGCATAGAGTCAAACTCAACTGGTCCGATTACTGCACCATCGAGTCCACGCCATGCTGAATCATTCTTTGCAGGAACAAAGAATCTTGGTTTGAAATTATCTTTTTTGTAAACTCTTTTACCGAGACCATCATAGCCACGATACAACATAGAGTTACCATATCGAACTACTGACGTATAAAATGCTGACATACAACCTCCAAATTAGGTATATTATACCAAATTTTGATAGATTTGTACACTGTTAAATTCGTTAAACAGCAAATGATTCTCCGCAACCACAAGAAGCGGTTGCATTAGGATTTATGACTTTTAAGTAAGATCCGCCTAGTTCAGTTACATAATCAACTGTACACCCAATAACAAACATCTCGGCCATTTCATCTACTACTAGATTGCCGACTGTAGGTTCTTTATCGGTTACATCCCACACATAAGTAAAACCAGAACAGCCTCCTCCCTGCACGCCTAGGTAGACATTTGGCTGTCCTACTTTTTCTAAATATTCTTGTGCTGACTCAGTGAGTTCAACCAACCGCGCGCATCCTTTCAACTAAACGATCAGCGCGATTTGTAACCTGTCGATACCAAGCGCTGTCAACCATTTCATCTGCTGCAGCATTCCAATCACGAGCATCTACACCACGTTTCATTCCTTTAAATTTAGATAAGCGCGGCCTTCCCATATTAAACATCATATTTGCTACAATTTGTTGGACTTCTTCTGGCAAATCATCGAAGTCTGGGTAGAGAATTCTGCATTCTGATAACACGATTTCAACATCTTTATCGAAACACTCGTTAACTCGGCTTTCTGTGATATTTGTTCCAACTGGCTGGCCAAATTCAGGATCACTGTCAAGAACAAGATGGCCGATGCCAAAAGTAGGGAGATCCAGATGGTCGAGATAGATTTCATACTTTACTCCCTCATCTATTTTTAATTGTTCACGTAATACATCTATATTCATTATTTTCTCCTAAGGTAAACCAACATAATACGGTTCTTTATTATATATATCACCGTTTATTTGTTCTTCTTCTTCATCTAATTCTTTAGATTCGTTATCTTTATCATCTTCTAACATCAATTTCTCTCCATAAAAGTTTCAGGTATATCTCTATTAAGATAAGCTAAATCACAGTCGCATCTATTACAAACATCATTAATACATGTTTTACATTCTGTTGTTAGACAATGGCATCTACAACCACAATTTTTACAATATCTTGGTGATCCTTGCATATAATCCTCCAATAAAAAGGAGCAAGTTTCCCTGCTCCTTTATTTATTAATATCTACCTGCGAAGCCATTGACTTCTGCAGTTAAGCGTCGCTCAAGTTCTGCAAGTGTATAAACCGATTCACGATACTTTAATGGTTGTCCCATTGGTGTGCCAGGCCAACCACCTTTTTTTGTATCACTGAAGCGCATACTAAAAATTGATTTTAACAGTTTCATTTGTAATACTCCCTCAATGTTTTATCGTTAAGAATCGCTAAGATACCTGCATAATCTTCGTGTGGATATTCGTGCCGAAGCATATGAGCAAGTTTCATGTTTACATCCATTTGTCTAGAAACTTGAATTGCTTTACCGAATGCAGATATATAACCAATCATCCATACAAACAACGTTGTAATGAATGAACTACGTGCTAGAGAATAGCCTTTTAGTGCTAGTGCCGTCATTAGTTTTCCCCTTATGACTATTAATTGTTATCATTTGGGGACGCTTCTCTTCTGGAAGGACTACTTCGAGACCAATCGACAATATTCCATCCGTCATGTCAGCTCCTCGTACCTCAGTATATTCTGAGAGGCGAAAGGATTTTTTGAATTTCCGCGCAGAGATTCCCTTATGAAGATATTTTTCTTGTTCTCTGCGTTGCTCACGTTGAGCTGTCACAGTTAGAATATGATCTTTCACTTCTAAGGTAATATCTTTTTCACTAAATCCAGCAACTGCAAGTTCCACAATATATCTGTATTCGTCTTCGCGAACTACATTATGCGGTGGATAAGTGTCTTTTGCTTGGCTGTGGATATTTTCGAGTTGATCAAAAATACGATCAAACCCAATGAATGCCTGACGCGGCAATGCGTAGTTTCCTGTCATGTTAACCTCCGTTTAGGGACAGTTGTATTGTACCCGACTATCGGCGTACATAATTATATATAAACTATTTGTTTCCAATATTATATTTTGGACATAATTCCCAAGAATTTTTTTCTCTATAAGGAATAATTTTAATTTGTCTCATTGGTGCTAGCGGTTCTACTTTAGCTCCTAATTCAATTGTAATTAAACCCCAATCACTCATCAATTGTGCAATAGTATTACGTCGTGCAATATCATTTTCTTCTAAATTAGATTTTTTACCATCTAACAAAAATAACTCTTTGAAATGCACAATAAAATACCTGCCTTGTTTATGCAGAATATGACATGACTGATATAGTTTTTGATCTTTACGGGATGCGACACCAATTCTTGTGAGTGTTTCTCTAACTTTCAGAAAATCATCTGGCTCGTTTAGAGTTACCTCAAGCATTGAGGCAGGTGTCCACTCAACTAATTTATTTTCTTCCACCTTTATAAACCTTTTTTCTCAATTCATTAATATGTTCTGATGTGAGAAGGGATAAGGCTTGGCGAGATTTTTCATTATTATAGCCATAATATTCCTTAACTACTTCCACGTCACTTACGGTTTCAGGTTTCAACCATTTAGAAAACCTTTTCCGTTTACGTATTATATTTATATAAAAGTCAAATTGTAAACGGTTATCAATATGATGATACCGATTCATCTCATTTGCAATAACAACAGTGTCATGAAAATATGATAGTCCACGGTTTACCATGTATGAATTATAACCTTTTTCTGCAATATCATCAACCATTATATCTTGTTTGGTGTCATTGATTGCTTTTAGATATTCGAATGGATTCATACTATATTGCTTTCATGCCTTTGTGCAAAAGAAATTCCTACATAAGATCCTAAACACAATATAATTAAACCAGCCTTTGACAAGAAAAACGAACCAATAGCAGTTAGTAGAAAAACTAATATTAAGGTTGTATAATCTCTTTTGACAGACACAGCGTCATACACTATATCATCGTCACCATTAAGTATCCATCTAAGCAAAGTTCTCTACTCCTCCAATATAGTCATCATAATTTAATTCAGCCTCAAGCATTTCTTTTGTAAAACCAAGAGTGTCATTATTAGTTGGTCCTACATG